ATCAAGAGCGAGGACGACGCGAATGCGCTGGCGGAGCAGTTCCTCGCGGAGTACGATCAGAAGTGTGCCGCGCAGAAAGACCACGCACCCGAAACAGCCGACGATTATCTGGATCTTGCAGAGCAGGCAACATCCAAGAAAAAGCACATGGAATATCTCCGTAAGGCTCTGGAACTGGAGCCGGACAATCTCGATGCGCGGCTCCAGATGATCACTTGCACAACGGAGCATCATCTGGACGAGCAGCGGCTTGCCTTGCAGGAATTGCTGGCGTTGGCGGAGCAGCAGATGAAGAAAGCCGGTGCATTTAAAGAGTACGCCGGTGAATTCTGGACAGCGCCGGAAACCAGACCGTATATGCGCGTGCGCTATACATACTTCGACGTGCTGATCTCCTGCGGTATGATGCGTCAGGCAATCAGCGAAGGTCAGCGCCTGTTGGAACTGTGCGAAAGCG